GTCTCTGCGAAATGAAAATTCCGAAGAAACTCGTTGCCGCCTTTCGGTACGCTGGAAAGAGTTCTCCAGCGCCCATAAGACGTTGGCCACCCTGGCTGACACCGAGAAACTCGACGACCACCAGAGGGTCCCATCGTGTAGTTGCAAATTGTGCGACTTCTCACACACGGTTGGTAAGTACTACCGGAGTACAGGTTCTAATCCGGGAGTGTCCTATGCTAGGGAAGCATGGACGCGGGCTCGTGCACTCACCGATGCATGGGCTGAAGTCCTCGAACTTTGGATCCCTAATGTCAGTGGTAGCTCGCATGGCGAGGCCACTGTCAAGAGAGTGAAGCTTGTGAGAAGCTTCTCTGAGGCGGCTGCATTTTTGTTTGCAGCAGCCTTGGATGACCAGTTCGAGGCCAGCGTGAAGCATACCGTTCAGGTACTTCACGCGTGGGCGATGGGAAAGCAAGCAAGTAGCAACAAGGACTTGTATGCTTTCACTGGGCCTCTTGCGAGACGCTTGAAGCGCGAATGTAAACGCGCTCGCGGCTCGCCTGCTGCAAACTTCGCTAATGCGAGGTCATCCCGAATGGAACTTATTCGGTCATTGTACGAAGCCAAGCGTTGCTGCCTAAAACCGGCAGAGAGCGTTGAAGCTAAGGCAATGGCTGACCATAAGGAGATTATGCAGCAAGAGGCTAGATCGACTCCAGAGGCGCTCGAGTGGATCGAGCGGGCCGTGGCTGTCGTCGTTCCCCCCGGAACGAAGTACGTGCCTGGCGCTTGTGTCCCAACGTTTTCCGCGTGTCTAACCAACACGCGACGTAACGGAGGGTGCCATGGAGCCGTATCTCTTGGCGAAGAGATTCCATTCGGTTTCTCCGGACTGGTTGAGAACGTGAGCGCTCGGCAAGAAGCCGAGTGCCTCCGAGCCTCCTGGTCTGAAGAGAACAGAGTTGCCTATCAGGCGATTCCCGAACCATGCAAGGTCCGTGTCATCACCAAAGGACCTGCGAATCTCTACACCGGATTACGTCGACTCCAGAAGTTCATGGTCGAAGCTTGGAAACGGATGCCCTTTGGCACCATGGTTCCCTACTTTGAAGACCGTTTGAAGTTCCGGTTGGAGGATGAATCGATGATCCATGATGGAGACATGTTTGTCTCTGGAGATTATTCCTCGGCTACTGATGCCATGCATTTGGATGCCACGATGACCGCGATGACTTCTGTCTTGCGGAATCTTGGCCTCCTTGGCACAGAGCTGGGTGAGGCCGCACTCCGCTCATTCAGTGGTGCTCTAATCGAGTACCCGGATGGCGATGTTGTGCGTCAGGTCCGTGGCCAATTGATGGGCCACCCCCTGAGTTTTCCTCTCCTCTGTATCATCAATCTGTCGACGTACATGAGAATGACAGGACGAACCACTCTCTGTGACCTCATGAGATCGCCACTGATGGTTAACGGCGATGATATCCTTTTCCGCGGTACTGCAGAAATGCAGAACCGATGGAGGGAAGTCTGTGCCGAGGTAGGACTCCGAGTGAACGAAGTAAAAACTTATGTTCACCGGAAGTATTACCTAATAAACTCAGTGCTTGGAAAAGAAGGCAGCGGTAAAGTTGATTACTATAACCGCGCCCTTGCGATCGGTCATGGAGTGAAGAGCGAACCTGTCAGACTCGTCTCGCAGTGTGACACACTCTGGCAAGAGTTAGGTCACCACAGGGAACGCGTCCGCAAGTGCGGCCGACGGCTTCTCATGCAGACGGTTGAGCGCCTTCTTCCAAAGAAGAAGTGCAGCTTCCGTCCAAACTGGTTTGTGCCGAAGTGTCTTGGAGGTCTTGGACTCTCCAATGATACAGGCGGCAAGGTGAAGATTACTCGCGCTCAGCGCAAGGTCGCCACCTGGCTTATGCGTAGACCCTGGACCAAAATCCTTGTCGAAAGACTTGGAGAGGCTCCAGTTTCTGTGCAATTAGCCCTGAAGCATCTGAAGAAGATGCTCCCAGCTTTTGAGGCCGTTGACCGTCCCGGTCCGCTGAACCTGTACGACGACTATGAGTATTGGGTGGATCAGTACCTCTCGCGAGCCCTCCGCTTTACTGCTTGGCAGAAAGACGTTGAGCCGCGCTCCGAGGAGGAGACTAGACGTTGGTTCATCAACCAGGCGCTTCGTGCGCCGGCTGAGAAACCAGCCCGGCCATCCAAAATTCTGAATTACTCGTCTCGTCGACTGCGAGTGGTGTCAAGCCAAGTGACGCACTCAATCGCCCCCACAAAGGTAAGGTGCACCGCGTGCTCCTCGGAGTGAGAAAGCGCGGTGGGATTGAGCTCGAAAGGTTCCCGCCGGCGGGCGTTAAACGTGACCGAAGTTACTTGTGTTCCAGGATTACCGGAACACATGGGGTTCGCCAGTTTAGAGTCTAGAACGGTGAGGCTTGGTATCCTCCCCGCAATTTTCTCATTGTGGGTATTTCCGTAGTAAGTCGACGATCATGTCGGCGGAATTCTCGACAGACTGCACGGATTCTCCTTCGCATTTAGGGATGTACTGTCATCTCACACGTAAAGTGGAAATTAGTACCATGCGTGGTTGCGCCGGATCTGGCGAATGTACAGTCGGCGTCCTTTTGGCTGGACGTGGAACCCATAGTAAATAATGCCAACGAAATCTCAAAAGAGAAACGCTACTCGTCGCCGTCAAAGGCAGCGAGCACGCTACTCCAACTCCTCGCCCGGAATGGCCGGCCCACCAAGAAATGGTTGGGCCCCGCCTTCCGCTCCTGCCGCGATCAGTCATGACCGCGGACAGTTCACCCGCTTCTCGGCTGGTTCAAAGCCGGGAAGCCTTGTGATGCACACGAATGCTGCGATATCACGGTTTTTGACCGAGAATACGCATCCAACGTCGACTGGTGCACTGAACATGCCCGGTGGATTCGGCGTTTCTGCCGAACTCAACCTGACTCATCCATTGCGGCTCGGTCCCGGAGGGACCGCCGCCCTGGATTCGTTCATTACACCAATCTTCGATTTGATTGCATCGGCTTTTGTCCGTTATCGTCTGAGGAAGCTCTGCTTCCATTACGAGCCTCAAAGCTCGTCGATAACTTCGAATCAGCTAGTCTTTGCTTTTGCAGCGGATCCGGTTCATCCGATCCTCTGGAACTCCACGCCGCCTGACGGGGACGACCTGCTCGCTTTGGCTGATTCCAGGGCTTTTATGCCTTGGATGCCATGGAGCATGGATGTCACCCAGTCCATCGATACGAAGACGATCATGTATACGTACAGTGATCCTTCGACCACCGTTGGAACGTTTTCTGAACGTTTCTCCGATTTCGGTGTTTTGGCTTGCGTAGGAGCGACGCCCAACCAGGGAGCACTCGCAAATTGCGGTGTGCTCTACATGGAGAGTGAGATTGAACTCTTGGAGTTCTGTCCTATCTCCGTGACCCGGCCGGCGGCTGCAAAGCATTTGACTGTAAAGCTTGCCGATGCATCAGCTGCGTCCTCGAGCTCTGGTCGGCCTAAAGTGGTTGACCATGAGGACCTCAATTTGGTTCCGGATCGTGAGATCCGTCGCCGTTGCGAGGAACTCATTCGCCAGATTGGCGAATTGAGCGAGCGAGATGAAGCATTCTTCCGTGCGCACTGGACGGAGGACATCCAGGACCGTTTTCGGCCCCTGTATGATGAACTCCGTGAGCGACTGGCGAAGTTGAGTCATTGATTTCGAGTAACATAGGTACTACAGGTAAGGGAAGTGGGATCAGGACAATACTCTCATTGAGAGGCTAAGCAGGTGATGCTGTAAGGCGTTCTGATAGGTGTAAGTGGTCGCAGTGATGCGGCCAGCTTGGTTCCTACCTGGCCAAATAGTACCAGAGCTCAACATTAATGAACCGACCCGTCGTCGAGTTAGGCGGTAGCCCAACTCAGGGCCTGCGAAGATGTAAAAATGATCTTGGTGAAAGCGACATTGTCGCCCGTCCGTGAACACTTCACGGGAGCACTGTTCAGGTAGCGTCACGATCGACGCCCCGTCTCAGCCCCTCGCAGGTTCGTCCGCATTTTGCGGCGAATGGACCCTTCCCG